GACTAGTAAAGCCTCCTACCTGATTCCCACTTCCATCTAAATAAACTGCTTTTTCTGAAGGTAAAGTACAAAAAACTTCTTTTGATCCTGCAGCAAAATCTACCGCTGCATCACTATTGGAACTTTCCAAAACTGTAGTTCGGGTTAATGTTGAACTATCAGCGTTTAAAGTTCCTAATCCTACTTCCCATTCGTTTTCACTGTTTATTGAAATGGCGTAGTAAGTCGTATTATCATTTCCAATTCCAGCAGCAAAACTTTGAAAACCACCGACAGCTCCTCCCAGAGTCACGGCTCCCGTGCCTGTTGTTGAAGTTAATTCTCTTACTCTGTTATTTATTACTAATGCCATATTATGCTACCCTTATAATTGCAGCGCCAGCAGTAGCTGCTGGAAACTGAATTGTAAAATCTCCTGAAGTTGCAACTTTATCTCCACCAAAATCTATAACTAAACAAAGTTTGCTACTGTTAGTAGAATTATAAATAGCCGCGCCTAATGAAGTTAATGTTACACTCGAAAAAACTTCATTGGTAAAATCTACAGTAGCGGTGTTGCTTCCTGGAACACTCACTCCTTGACCATCTAATGCTTGTCCTCCTGTCGTATAACCTGTGCCCGAAGAACTTACTTCATTGGTCGTACTATAAACAGTTGATGATGTTGTATAAGGCGGACCTAAGGTTGTTACATATAAAGCAATTTTAAAGGTATTTCCTCCACTTGCAAAGTTATGGGTGCCTGATAACAGTTCCAATTTAAATGCGTCTGGTATAATATTTGCCATATTTTATTCCTAATCTTGTGTTGGTGGTGGCGATTTAAGAGGTGTTCGAATAACTCCATCCATATATTCGTCCCTGCGTCTTCGACCTTGTTGTTCGATCGCATACGATTGTAAGGCCTGCTGATACGATTGCTGATAGTACTGTATCAGATTTTGTGGCCCTTTCAAGTATCCATATGCTTCTAACAAAGAACCATACAAAAGTAAATCCTGATATTTATTGCTCAGATAAGTTGTTGTTGAATCTGAAGTCGTAATGCTAGCTGGCTGTTTAATATAAGCCAAAGTAATCTCATAAGCGGCATCAGGAGTAGGAGATACAACCCAATAGGTAGCATCCCAATTTCCATAATATTTAGGAAGTCCTGATGCTGTTGAAGGCGTATTATAATATTCGGTCATATAAGAAGTATCTTTTTTCTCTAAATAAACATTAGTCGTGGGACTTACATTAGTATTAGCAAGTTGAACATAACGAATAATCCTTAAGTCACTTGGAACCGTGACATACCGATTTCCAGTGGTTAGAGTAGAGGTGGCATAAAATCGATTGTCATCATTATCCGCTTCTCTATAAATTCTGTTTTCTGCGTTTTTAGTAATAGTACTACAAATAGCATCCGTTAAAACGGCATCATCGACTTCGGTGTAACTTCTAATATCTGTTTTTAAATTTGCAAATGTATATGCCATTATGGTCTATCTCCTACAGGCCCTGCGAAAGAAGGGAACCCTCCTGCTGTTGTAGCACTTGACGCTGCCGAAGCCAATACAAAAGTATATTGATTGCTAACGGTCTTGGTTGAAGGTTGACCTGGATAATTAACCGTAATGTTAATAGGTGTAATACTATAAGATCCAAATACTTTATCTAAATCACTATGGGCAGTTGCCGTACTGGCCTGTGGAGTTAATCCGTAAGTAGGTGCAGAAGATCCACGAGTTAAACCTGTAAGAGTATGTGTAGACTTACCTGTATATTTAATAACTTCACTTTGAGTAAAAGTATTTTTTCCTGCTCTCGTTTGAGCTTCAGTAGGTTTAGTTTGAACATAGATATATCCTGAACTTGGAAACGCAGAAGCATCTGTTAAAGTTAAAGATGTGACTGCTGCAGTAATGTCTCCATTCAAAGTAGTTTCTAATTCTAAAGTCGAAATAGCAACGCCTCCTACAGCATGCTGTACATCTCTAAATCTTACCGCATCTCCACTTGAAAAATTATGACTAGGTTGAGTTACTGTAACTGTGGTACTTACAGTTGTCGTAAAAGGATTATTGGGTAAAATAGTTGGAGTAGGAAAAGCTGTTCGCGCAGGTCGTACTTTAGTAAGGGACATAGAATCCGCGCTTAAAGTTTTAGGTCTGAGTTGGGGTTGTTTAGGTTCGTATTCCGAAGTATGAACAAATGCTCCCGTCCACTCGGTTACCATTTCCTTCCAGGGAAATTGTAAACCTGAACGATCTGATATGGCTAGTGCATGTTTTCCTGATGCATATTTTGGCATTAGATATTTGGATAGTAAGCTTTTGGTGTTATGTAAGTACTAGACGCTGATCCATCCTCCTGTAAAGCTCGTGCCAATTCATCTTCATATAATAATTTAAACGGCTGTGTTTTATCCATTCTAAATTTTTGCGATAAATAATAAGCTAAACCTGCCACCATAGGGGGAATAAAACGATAAGGAACATCGGTAGCATTGGAATAAGTTCCTGCATCCTGAATTCTTTTAACAAAAAAGATGTGTAAATTATTAGCTGCATTACTTGCATCGGGAGTAGGATAAATAGTCATCGTCACTCGATCTATAAATCTTTGAACCCAGTAATTACTAGTGGTACCTTCTGATTCTTTGTTTGCATATCCTGAATAAGTCGAACGATCGACTTTACCTAAAGCCGCATCAGATTGAGTATTCCCTGCCATATTCGTTCGTAATGAACATTGTTCTATATCCGAGAAACCTGGAACATAATTAGTAACGGCTACTCCATCAGAATGGGTTGCTGCTGTTGTGCTATGAGCTCCACGCGTTACTCCCGTTAATTCACTACCACTAAAACCTACATAGGTAATATCTTCAGTACCAATTCTAATGGTACCTTGGTTATTCATTCCAGTAATAGAATCCAAAGTGATTCCACTCGTAATGCTGGTAGTAGCAATAGCTCCATCCAAAGTGGTATTAAGTCCGCTAGATTTTTGTAAAGCTGCCGCCCCAGTCGTGGGCATGTCGGAAGGGTATCTATAAAAATTAAATTCTTTCTCTCCCTGGGTCAAAGTAAGATTTAAAGTTCCTACTTCCCAATAATGAAGTCCTCGATTTCCCCATTCTTGAAAAAGAATGTTGAGTGATCGTCTTGCCGCTTTTAATTGATAGCCTGAAACATTAGGAAAACCTACTCGTTCAAAAGCTTCTTCAATAATATCGGCAATTGTAAAAGTTTTCCCAAATGTATAACTATCGGAAGTGGTGTTAGGCAATGGTTACCTCCTAACCGTAATAAACCGTTACATGTGTTACTACTGCGTTTGTTACTTCTAAACTTGTATTAGCTCTAATTCCAGTTCCTGGTAACATTATGCTTCCATGAGATGGAGATTTGTGATCGGTAGTATTAGTAGCTGGTGTATTAACAACCCACATTGCGGTAGTATCATCCAACACTGTTATTGTTCCAACTCCAACATTCGTAGGTACAACCCATGAAAGTCCTAAAATTCTAGCTGGACCATCAAAAATTGTAGTATCTGTAGCAGTGGTAATATTAACAGTTTTTATATCTACTGGATATGTACTCATAATTTAATCTCCTTAGTCGTGAGCTCCCGAAGGAGCTCACATTATTTTATTTATTACGCTGCCCAGGCAAATGTGCCAGTTACAGCTAATGGATCACGTGCAAGATCGTATGCAAAATGCCATGTTCCAGTTGTAATACAAGTAAAATACAAATAACAACCAATAGTTAGTCTGTTAGTTGTTGCATTAGCAGGTGTGAAAGTTAATACCGTTTCACTTGCCGCTGAAGTATCCATTGTCATGAGAGCTGCAGCTGTACTTTCAACTTTTGAGCCTGTTGCGAATACATCGCTTCCAGCGCACGTAAAAGTAAGAACAGTTAAACCACCAGTTGTATCCTTTGCTTGAGCGTGTACTACAATATCTCCTTGTGTTGCTGCAGGTAAAGTTACTGCTTGTGTAGTAGCTCCTGTGTAGTTATTAATCGTGATTACATTTTTAGTGTAAGTTTTTGTAGTTGCTGTTGCGACTACTGTTGCAGTTAGACTAGTAAAATCTGGTTTTAGTCCCAGAGTTCTTGTAGTTATAACTCCTGTGCTAGCAGCTTTATTGATCTGAGCAAATCCTTTTTCGGATCGTACTGGACCATTAAACGTTGTGTTTGCCATGATTATATCCTCCTAATTTATATGATGTAGTCTTTAGGCCGTCGACTATACTCGTCTACATCAAATTAATAATTGTATAGTACTTCATCTATACCCCAAATTTAAATTTGGCGCAAGCGATCTTGTAGTAAAAATTGATTTTTGATAGCTCTTAAGTGGCTATTGAAACTTCGGCCTTGGCTTCGTTTATTTTAGTTAGAAGTGTTTGCTCTTCAAACTCTTTGGCAACTATCTCTTTAATAACATCCTGGATTTGTCTGTTGATCTCAATCATCCTGATATTATGCTTGCCGTCCTTCAGGTGCTCGCTTTGCCATTCTAACTCCAAGGACCGTTTCGTATTGTACAGGTCTTCCGTCATCATTTATAACTTCCTCATAAGTTATCCATTTACCACGGGTAAATCCGTCTTTTTCGAACTTTACCTCATTTTTTCCCAGTTTGTCAAGGACTGATTTTTCAATCCCGGCAACACTATCTTCAGCCATCACGGTTGTTTCAGCGCGATAGCCTTCATAATGGATTTGAATTCGGAAATTTTTCATATTCACTCTTCTCATTAAAAAAGGGGCCGTTTTGAGGCGGCCCCTTAGTTTGTTAATTATTAAGCACCTTCAACACCGTAGATACCTCTAGGGTCGGATACTCCAAATGAGTATCTTTCTCTAGCTTTGTATCTTACGTTTCCTGTTGAGAAATCGCCTTCCATTTTAGTTTGGATAGGTAATCTTTCAAAGTACTTCATACCATTAGGCACGTCAGTGTTAATGTACCAAGAGTCAGTATCTGTTAGATAGTGATTTACTCTATATCCTTCAGGGATCATTCCCATGTTCTTAAGAGCATTGATATCATTATCAGCTGTACCAGTTCTACCTTGAGATTTTAACAATCTTTCAGCATTGAATTGGTTTTGAGAAGGAACGATCATTTTCATTCCTCTAGCTGCGATTTTAAGACCTCTTTCATCAGTCAGTGCAGCAATGTCGATCAATGCTTGCTCTAACGATGTTTCGTTAAGGTCTGCTTGTGTACTTAGTGTGTTTGAAAAAGTTCCAGCGATCGTTGGATGTGCTGTATTGAACAAAGATACTGCATCACCAGAATCAAAGCCGTCAGTTGTTGGCAACCCTTGATTTAGTGGATTAGCAGCTTTGATCTGTTTAGCATTTGCCATTGATCTCGCTAGCGCTTTTGTATAACGAGACGATAGTCTGTCATACAGGTTATCTTCCATTGCTTCTTCAGTTAAAGCGAATGCAAGAGCCACTGTTTCATTAGTGTATCTTGCAGTAAATGTTTCTTGTGCATTGTCATATGCAACAGCCGAACCCTCAGGTTTGACATATGCATTAGCAAAGCCAGATAACATTACTTCTTCTTCAAAAGCTCTGTCAGATGATTCAGTAACATAAATTTCTTTATGCTCCTGGTCGTATCTTTTGTACTCCAAGCCGAATAGTGCATTCAAACCTGGTTCTAGTTCTTTAACTAGTTGTTGTCGTGATATTGCCATGTTTTATATACTCCTATTAATCAGCTGGGCCAGCCGAACCGGGACCAAATAAATGTTCACACACAGTAACACGCCAATTTACATTAGCTGCTGTGATGTCGTTTTTTTTTGGGTCTCGAGAAAGGCCGACTATTTTATA